GTATGATGGTCAAATCATAGCTGATGTTGGTGTTGATTTCAGTTTATCATCACCAGCAATTTGTATTATTCCAGCAGATGAAGAATTGGATATATCAAAATGTCATTTTGTTAATATACAAGGTACAAAAAAATATAGTGGGGATTATATTCACCCAAATGGATTAACAATTAATATTGATAGGCTGCCAAATTTAAAAACTTTTGAATCAAGAGAAGAAAGATTGAATTATCTAAGAGGGTGGTTTGATATTTCACTACCATACCACATAAGAAATTTTTACATTGAAGGTTATTCAATGGGTTCTGTTGGTCAGATATCAACTATATGTGAAATAGGTGGTATAATCAGAAATTTGGTTTTTGATTCTTATGGTTGTGATATTATTGAATTCCCACCAACAACAATTAAAAAGGTGTTTGCTGGTGTTGGTAATGCATCAAAAGAAGAAATGATTGATACATTTGTACAAAGAACGAATTTAGATTTATCAGAAGTAATAGGTAATGATATTGATTATTATGCTGGTCTGATAACTGATTTAACAGATTCTTTTGCTGTGTTATATACAGGTAGAAATCAACATTTAATTGAAGAAACAACTAAAAAGAAGGGGAAGAAATAATGAGTTTGGATAAATCAAATAATAGTTATAGACAGATAAATCATCTGTTTCATATCATTACTGAACTTGAAAAATGTGAAACTCCTGCATCTGCCAGAAAATATATTTCAACTATCATTCATTTAAAAGATGATATTAAAAATTTTTTTGAACTTGCTTATGGTGATAAGGATAGATTCAAATATCTAACTGATGATTGGGATATTACATATAGGGAACTTAATTGTCATGAAGACAGGGCATTATTTTATTTCAACGATTTCCTGAAAGAATTTCAATATTACAATAAAGATTCACATATGAAATTGAATATCCAGAAAATTAAGATTACAACTGGACTGGAATCACTTTGTAAACAGGATGCAAAAATCTTTTTTGATGTATTGAAAGGTAAATATAAAAATAAAATTCTAACACCACGTTTTATAAAAGATATTTTTCTTGACATTAATATATGAACAGAAAAAAGTAGAATTCGGGAAATTCTGAATTTTATTGATTTTTTAAGGTTTTTATGAAATTATTTCATGAAATTAAAAATGGTGGGGTTATTCCCACCATTTTATTCTATATACCTAATTCTTTTTCAGTCCAAATTTTAAATTCCCAATTTCTTTCTTTACAATATTTTTTAGCAGCTTTCCATTTAGCTTGATTTTTATTATATTCATCTATGCATTTTATATTTGGTATAAGTTTATTTTCTGGTTTTATTTCAATTAATGATATTTTATTATCATACCAAATTTTTATATCAACATAGTAATTATGGTAAGAACCAGTTTTTGATTCATAAGGTATAATTTCTGTTTCATATGACCATTTTAATATTGATTTATCATTTTCAATCATTTGAAATGCTTTTAATTCATATGATGATCTATAAAATAGATTATCAATATTACCAGAATATTTTTCTGGATATTCTGGTATATATTTACCAACTATGTACTTTTTATTTTCTAAGGCACATATTAGACAACCTTTACCTTGTAGATGATTACGTGCTATTTGTTCAAATTCACCATGTTCAGGACAGATAATTTTGATTTTATTTTTGGACATAGTATACACAACATCACTATAATCATATTTGTCACCATGCACTTTTATGGCTTTTTCAATGAATTCTTTTGTTGTTAGTAATCTATTTTTTCTTTTTTTCATAGCACCACATTTTGGACAACCATGGCCTTCTATGTGTGACTTTGGAACTTGTTCAAATTCACCATGTTCAGGACATATAATTTTTATTTTTAATTTATTATATGTATAAATAACTTCTGAATAATCATATTTATCACCATGTATTTTTCTTGCTTTTTCAATAAACTTTTTTCCACGTTTCACTTGACTTTCAGTCTGAACTGGTGTATCTTGTTTAAATACTTTTGACATTAGCAACTCCTTATAAGTTGTTATTGTTATTGGGTGTAGAACTGGCATTCTACACCCATATTTAATAATATTTTAACAAAGGAGAATGATGATTATGGCTATTTTATATTCATTTTATTGTGATTTATGTAAAACCCAAGAAGATAGGCTTGTGGATTCATCTGAAAGAAATTCACAGTTATGTGGAAATTGTGGATCAAAAAAATATATGCGTGTTGTGTTGGTTGAATCATCAAGTGGGAATTCTATTGTGAGGGGGATAAATTATCATAAAAAGGTTCCATATTGGTTCCGTGATCAAATGAAACAATTAAAAAAAGAATCTGGTAGCTTGGGCAAAATTGATATTTAATAAAGGTGTATTATGTTTACAATTGATGAAATGAAATATATGGAAGATGATGAAATTACAGGAAAAGTTTCTGCTGAACATTTCAGTGATATTGTGGAAACAGAATATGCAAAACATGAAGGTGCTGCAACATACTTAGAAGTAATTTCTGAAATAATCGAAATAATTAAACTTGATTATGGGAAAATTTCAAAATTATTAACACCAGTTTTGAAAGAAAAGATTAAAAAGGAATGTATTGATTTGAATTTGTTGAAAGATGTTATAAAATCACATGATTTAACAAAATTTATATAAAAATGAAAATAACACTTGACATTAAATATAAATAGTGTATAATCTGCGGATAATTGGTTAAATAAACCGCATAAACAAATAAATGGGATACCCAAAAGGGACGCCCGAATAACTAAGGAGAAATAAACTATGGTTGATTTTGCTGCACTGAGGGGAAATGCTAAAAATGGTTTGGATGCTGTAAATGACCTTGCTAAAAAAATGGGTCAGAAAAAAGATTATCATGATGAAAGGGTTTGGAAACCTACCTGGAAGGAAGTATCCAAGGGTGAATTTGTATCTGAAAATATTATCAGATTCATGCCAGCATCTTTCATTGATATGTCAGCAGTTGAAAAAGGTGAACTTGAAATCGCATCACCTATTGTTACAATCAAAAAGCACTTTTTTAAATGTGCAAAGGGTTTTTATGTAGAAAACAGTCTTTCTACATTTGGTGAAGATTGTCCTGTTTCTGCCCATGATATTCCCCTGTGGAAACAATGGAAAGATGAAGGCAAACCTGATGATCAAAGAAAAAAGACTTTAATGAATAGAATTGCAAAGGATGAAAAATATTGTAATATCCTTGTTATTATGGATAAAAATTGTCCTGAAAACAATGGGAAAGTGTTTTTGTATAAGGTTGGTGTAAGTATTTATGAAAAGATCGAAAACGCAGCAAAACCAAAATTTGCTGGTGTTGAGCCTTTCGATGCATTCAATGTATTTACTGGTGCTAACATGTTGCTAAATCTTTCTGGTAAAAAACAAAAAGGTGGTTTTGGTGATTATATTAAACCCAACTTTGATGAAGTTAAATGGGGAACACCAGGAAAACTTTTTGATGATGATGAATTGATTGAAAAGGCTTGGAAAGAATGTTATTCATTGTCTGAAATTGTGGATAGAAAAAATTTCAAGACTTATGATGAATTGGAAGAAATCTTTTTCAAGAAAATGGGTTATGATGTTGCTGGAAAGGAAAAAACTGAAAGTTCAGGCGCACAACAAAAATCACTTTCTGATTATCAGAGTGAAACACAAAATACAGAAACACCTAAGACTGATGTTGATAATGAAGATGGTGATGTTGGTCATAGTGAATCAACTGCTGAAGTATCCAGTGACTTGACTGATTTTGAAAAAATGTTGCAACAGGGTGAATAAATAAGTATTGACTTTAAAAGGCCATGGTGTTATATCATGGCCTTTTTTAATTTATTAATTGGGGGATCATGAAAAATACATATTACACAAATATTGCTTTACGTGGTGATAATATCCTTTTGAGATATGTTTTAAATGGTGTTAGAAAAAAGATGAAAATACCATTTAAACCTAAATTGTATATTGAATCAACTGATAATGAAAATTCTGTGTTTAATGGTATGCGTGGTGAACCACTAAAAGAATTATCATTTGATAGCATTAAAGAAGCTAAAAAATTTATTTCTGATTATAAGGATATTAAAAATTTCAATATTTATGGTGCTGATGATTTTGTGAAATCGTTTGTTGCCACAAATTTCAATCATGATGTTGAAATTGATGAAAACTTAATTAGAATGGGTAATATTGATATAGAAGTTTTTTCAGGTTCCAGAGATGAAAATGGTAATCCGGTTCCTGGTCCTGGTCCGTGGGTTCCTGGTTATATGGAAAATGCAGAACATCCTATAACAGCTATCACACTATATGACAATTTCACTGATACATATTATGTGTGGGGATTGCATGAAAATGAAAATATAAAATATAAATATGATATTGAACACCATGTTATTGGTGGTTTAAATGTTGTATATAAAAAGTTTGTTGATGAATGTGGATTATTGATTGATTTCTTTGAATTTTGGGAAAAATGTGAATTTGATATTTTCACTGGATTTAATATTGATTTCTTTGATATCCCATACATGTATCAAAGAACTTTTACATTATTCAATGAAAAATCAGCACGGACATTGGTTAAAAAGTTTTCTCCATGGGGTAATGTGTATAAATCTCAAAGAATGGATGATTATGGAAATAAAAGACCTGTTATTAATATACAGGGTGTTGAAATTCTTGATTTTATGGATTTATATAAAAAGTTCACATATCAACCTATGGAAGACTATAAACTTGATACCATTGCAGAATATGAACTTGATGAAAATAAACTTGATTATTCAGAAGCTAAAAGTTTGAATACATTGTATCTAACGAATTTTCAAAAATATATTGATTACAATATTCAGGATGTTAGACTTGTTAACCGTTTAATAAACAAAACTGGTTTGATATCATTGGCATTGGCATTGGCATATGATACAAAATCCAATTATAAGAACGTTTTAGGCACTGTTAAGCCAGTTGACAATATGTTGTATTGTAGGTTGTTTAAAGATAACATTGTTCCACAAATAAAATCAACATATCAAGGTCCAATTGATTTTGGTGGTGCATATGTAAAAGAACCAGTACCAGGAAAATATAAATATATTATTTCTGCTGATTTGGCATCACTTTATCCACATATCATGCAGCAATTGTATTTAGGAAATGCAAATATTGTAGAAGATCATGAAATACCCGAAGAATTGCGTGAACTTTGTCATTCTATGTCAATAGATAAGATGCTTAAAAATCTTAGAAATGGTGATAAAACCGAAATCCTTAAAAAATATAATATGGTTTTGGCTCCAAATGGGGTTTTATATAGAAGTGACATTCCATCTGTATTTAGGGATTTTACACTTGATCTATATGCAAGAAGAAAATCAATCAAAAAAGAAATGTTTGTTGAAAAACAGAAATTAGTTGATGTTGAAGAAGAAATGAAATTAAGGGGTTTGTTATGAGAAAATTAACCTCAGAAGAATTTATTAAACAAGCAAAAAAAGTTCATGGTGACAGGTATAATTATTCCAAAGTTGAATATAAAAATAGTTACACCAAAGTTAAAATCATTTGTTCACAGCATGGTGAATTTAAACAAACTCCAGCAAATCATATACATTATAAAAAAGGTTGTTATGA